ACGCGATTGTCCTTTTTTCTCTTAATTGTCAATGACATTGTTTTGAAAATTTAGGGTTTTACTTAAAGTTCCTTGCCCGAAAACGAATTGTTATCAGGCTTTTGGCTTGCCACGAACTCGGCAACGCCTTTGGAAACGCCGCTATCCTCTTTTTGTGAGAATAAAGGCGTGCCGCCGGAATTGCTCAACGCGGCATCTGCCATTGTTTGATTTGCGGTGGCAATGTCCGCAACCTTTTCGTTCAAGTATTCGTTGAAATCATCGTCCGTGTCGAACTTCATACGTGCGAAATCTTTAAGGGTTTGTGCCTTGAAAGTTTCGTCTTTGCACTCTGCCAACTTCTCGTTCAATGTTTGAAGCCTTGATTTTGCAAGGTCGCCTTGCTCGTAACTTGACAATTTTTCCTGAAATGGCTTCACCGCTTCGGCAACCGCCGCTTTCACAATCTCGGAAATGTTGTTCGGGTCGGGTTCAGTCTTGTTGCCGGGTTCAACTTTCTTTTCCACGAAATCGAACTTCTTTTTCAAGTTTGCTTCAAATGCCTTGTTACTGTTGGACACTTCCTTGTCCACATCGGCGCGATAGTCCTTGACAAACTCATTCACTTGCGCATCGGTGATTTTGTCCACAAGGGCTTTCGCATCATCTTCGGTTGCGCACTGTAACGCAAGTGAACGTGCCAATGCTGCCAATCCGTCTTTTCGCACGCCTGAAAACTTTGCAATCAGTAATGCCAAAATTGTTTCTTTCATTTTCCGATAAATTTAATTGTTCAACAAATCAACCACAAAATTATTGTGTTTTATAGTGATACACGCATAAATAGACCCGAACTTGTGCTTGACTTATCAACATTTTTGCATTGCAATTGCATTTTTTCTTGAAAAATAGTTGTTATATTAAATAAAACACCTATCTTTGCAGTGTGTTACTATAACACACGATGCAACAAACAAGAATTTGAACTTAAATTTTCGCAACAATGAAAGCAATTATCGTTAAGAACGACAACTTTGAAACAATCGGTTTCCAAGTGTCTATTGAATCAACAACCGTGTTTAATTGGGGAATCTCTGCATCTTCATTCTATTTCTGCAAAGAAGTGTCCGCAAAGAAGTATTGCACAACGATTTTTGAATTGGTCAAGATGCAAACCAAGCTGCACGAACTCAAAAACTTTATGTCGCGTTTCTTCCAATGCGTTACGGATTCCAAAGATGCCAACAAAGATTGTGGATATAACCTTGGTTCGATTGATGAAGAAATGAAACAACTTGAAGCAAGAATCCAACGCACAATAAACGAAATTATTTAATCACCGGGGGCGATTGCCCCCACAATACCTTTCGCAATAATGGCACAATCATTTGAACAACTGCAACAAGAAATCACCGACCGGGCAAAAGCTGAAATCAAGCAAGCCCGACACGATTATGACCAAGGAATGAACGATTGCAAAAACGGCATATATGACAAGTGGTTTCGATACCATCGCAAGGACGATGGGCGTGCATACGACCTTGGTTGGGTGTTCCAAAATCAAACCACGCAAAATGAAACCGTCAAATTCATTCGTGGGTAATGTTTAACCGGGTGGGGCAACACCCACCCACAATCTTTCGCAACAATGAAGAATCTTACAAAGGAAATCCGAAACGAAATCAAGGGCATCATCATTGCCAACAATGGCGTTGTCCTGAATGCAGACGTGGAAAAGGTGTATAACCGTTTTCGTGTTGTTGCCGGACGTGAAGTGGTGTCAATGGTGCAAAATGCCATTTCTTATTTCCGCTTTTCACCACAACAAGCGGAATTTCGCAAGAAGTACAATTTTCAATCGGGTGGCGTTTGCTACCAATAAACTTTCGTAACTATGGATAAGCAAAGAAGAATCGAAAGGGTACGTGAAGCCCTCGCAAATGGTCGTGTGTCGGCTGTGGAATTTCACAAAGATGGTTCGGGTGCATCGTTTGAATACCTCGACCCGGTGGGCGACCACGGTTGCCCTTGTCGAATGTCGGCATCATTCAACATCACCGATGCAATAACCATTGTTTCGGGATTCAGGTTCAAGCAACACGAACTTAAAACTTGTATGTGATATGAATGCAAACGAAATCAATGATTTTATTGCCGAATTGGACAAAATGGAAATGTCCGAAAGGCACGATGTATTGGCAAACCTTATTTCAGGGTTTGCAAATGCAACCGAACAAGAATGTGCAACCATCAAAGTGAAGTTGAAAGCCATAATGGACAACTTTATGTTCTATATGTCGCGCGACATCTTCATAAATACCAATGGCAATCACGACAAAATGATTGAGTTGTTGGCAAGTGGACGTGCAAAGATAACCGAAACGGGCGACCCGGAAGAACACCCCGGAATATGTATCAGGTATAAACACGAAAGAATATGAAGCCAAAAGGAAATGGACTTGTCGAACTTGCCGGGGAAAAGACCGTTGAACGTGGGTTCTTTTGTATGAAGTTGGTTTCATTCCTGAATGAAGAAGCCGAAATGGGAACGGAAAAATACGCCCAACTTTGGCGACAACGATTCGATGAAGCAAAAGGCGGGCAATGTGCATATAGTGAAAAATGCCCCATATATGCAAAGACCATCAAGAAACGTGGGCATCAATTAAACTTGTTTCAATAATTATATTAAATAAAATAATTACTTTTGCAATGGAAAAGATGAATTTTGAAGCACTCGCAAGCAAGTATGGCTTGACGGTGGATTTCGTGAAAGAACTTCACGACAAGGTGGTGGACAAGGAAAACTTTGTTCGTGCTGTAAGAATGTTTGCCAATGGCACTTTGCCGTATGACGTAGCAACCGGGAAAGAACCTATAAACGTGGCGGAACTCCGGCATCAGGTCGCCAAGAATATGTGGGATTTCCGCAAGAACAAGGCAAGCAAGATGCAAGAAGCAATGGAACAACACCGCAAGATTGTTGAGTATTACAGCGGTTGCACGTCCTTAACATACCGCCACAATCAAAATAAAGCCGTCAAGGACGTTGTTTTCATCAAAGATGGACACTTGGTTGCCTTTGCTCATTTTGAGCCAAAACAAGGCGGTATTTACGCCGCGAACAATGAAGTAATGCCGGACTTCCGTTGGAATCCCCACGAATGTTTGGCAAGACTTCGCAAGCTGAACAAGGCGTTTTATCGCCAAGTGAAAAAAGCGGCGTTTAATTCGCCCAAAGAATGGTTTGATTTTAATTTGAAGTAATATGGATTCCAATCCTTTATATTTTTCCGAACCATTTTCAAGACACCAAGCATTTAACGACCTTGTAATTCTCTCACAACACCGGGGACGTTTTTTGTATAAACGTGGCAACAAGGTTGTATCAAAGTCGGGGGAAATTGCAACAAGTTCAAGAATGCTTGCAATGCGTTGGCAATGGTCGCGTGGTAAAGTCGAAAGTTTTTTGCGCGACTTGGAGAAAAACGGTGATATTTCAATGAAAAGAAATAATGTTGCAACAATAATAAAAATGACACAAAGCGAAATCTTAAAAGGCGGAATGCCCAATGTTATTATAAAGGAACAATGGGTGCATTATATTGATGGATTGCCATTTGACGACCAAAATATGATGTTTTGGGCGATTTTGAATTATGGAATGTATGGAATCGTGCCAACTCACATAAATGGACGCGCTTTGCAGTATTTTGAATCTTGTATTTGTCCCGACTTGGACAACCAACGTAAGAAATGGTTTGATTATATAAAAAAGAAACCTAAATGAACGGAACAACCATATATCACGTTTGCTTTGGCGACGACAACCACCATTATTTCGGTTCTATCGCCGCGATATTCGACAAGTTCACACCCCTTGACTTGGGCGTGTCGAAATCTCGGTTATGGGCGTATGGAATAACGGATTCAAAGCCATATCGCAACGACAAGTGCATCATTTACCGGGGAACTATCCACCGAAAGAAAACGAATCGCAAACCCTCAAAACAATAAACGATATGAAGCCAAATCAAACAATTATTGACCTTGCGAAATCATACGGTTTCGATGGTGCGGAATTTGAATGCGAATGGAACGGGTACAAGGTTTTTAATCCGACCTTTGACGACCCGGACAAGGTGGCGTTTATAGGCAAGCCCATTTTGATTTTGCACGACGGGAACACCACCCGCATTGCAGATGAATGGGAATGGCAAGACTTCATCGAAGATTCAAAAGAAAAAGGGGAATAATCATTTCCCCTTTTTTCTTGCCTTATTGCCTTTCAATGCGCCCGAATAAAGTACATTGAACCGCAAATTATCAACCCTTAAAACCTCAATGCCACGCGACCTTTTGAATCCTTTGGCGTATGCTTCAAAGTCGGTGATAAATTCGCCGTTCTGCGGGTCGTAAATGCGTAATGTGCCATCGGAAAGGCGTTCACACGTAATAATATGACCACTTCTTGACCTGTCCCAACTCCATTTAATGTGATAACGTCCGACATCTTTTGTCAAATCATAGAATTGCGCCAATTCCTCTTTCAAATCCCACGATTGCGACCTTGCAACCCTTGATGTTGGGGCATTTCCGTTTGCGTCCAACCAAGCAAGTTCGGTATGATACGAAAGAATTTCAGGGGTTGAACCTTTTGTGTTTCCCTGTGCTTGCACGTCAAAACCTCGGCGGCGTAATTCGTGAGCAACAACACAAGATTGACAATTAACCGTAAATTTCTTTTTGTATTTCGGATTTTTACTCAACCTTTGCCCATCGCTTCGGCGTATATATACGCCGTTGGGGTCGGGTATGTATTGAGGTTCAAAATTCGGGTTTCCTCGCAACTCATTTGCTTCATCAAAGGTCATATCAACACCCTTTTGTATTCCGAAACTCTTTTCAATATCGACATCATTTGCGCTTTTGTTGATTATTCCGGCGGATTGGGTGCGCTTTGTCCATTCGTCCATTGGGTCATTGCCTTTCGTTTTCAAAGAACCAATCGCACTTTTCAAACTTTCCAATACCTCGTTTGCCCTTGTCTTGCTCATTGTCCATTCTCGTTTATCCGAAACAATGGAAATCCAATTGAGCATATCCGAAACATCAATTCCCAATTTCCTTGCTTCTTTGACTGCATCGTTAGCATCGGAAATGAACGCCTTGTGTTCTCTTTCGGCATTTATGCACCTATCTTCCAACTCCGACATTTTCGCCAAGATATTCTTTGAATCAGGGTTGCGCATTGCTTCGTCAAGAATGTATGTGGACACCCCCCATTCGTAACACTTGCGGCGAATATCCGCATCGGCTTGTTCCATTTGTGCCGCTTTGGATTGAATGGTGGCGATTCGGCTTTGTATGCTTGCAATATCCTTGTCGGCAACATACTTGTCCAACATCGTAAGTTGCACGGACAAGCCCCACTTGGTCGCCTGTTGTCTTGCTTGCTCGATTTGCGCCCTGTAAGGGGCAAGAACATCGACTTGGGCGGTCGGTTTCGGCAAATCAATCTTCAATCCCTCGGACAACTTGCCATCTTTGAAGTTGTCTTTGATGAAATAGGGGGTCGAACCCCAATTCTTTTGCGCTTCGATATGGTCTTTCACCCATTTTTTGAACTCGTCCGGCACATCGGTAACAACATTCTTTGCTTGCAATGGCTTGTATTGTGTTCCGCGCAATGCCGCTTTGAGGTCGCCCAACTCGTTTTCATCAAAGGTTTCTTCGTCCATCAAAATAGGTGTTGCGTAACACATACATTGCGGGTGCCACCCTTTGAACTTGAACGTCTTTGGGTAACGACCAACCAACCTTTCGCAAAGGTCGCATTTGCACAATGGTTCGTGGTTGCTTCGGTGTATCTCAAAGCCCACAACGAAATCAAGGGATTGCCAACGTAAAAAGTCGCTTTCCCTGTATGCCATATTGATTTCGGAACGTGTCAATCGCATCGCGTTCTTGTACGATGAACGATAAACACCTTGTCCGGGGTGGAACGCCCTTGCAGCTTTGGACAACACAAGGTTTCCGCGCTTATCACGCACACGGCGGAACAATCGGTTCGGTTCTTTGAGGTTTTCCCGGACATCGCGTGAAAGTTGGTCGGCACTTCGTCCCTCACCCAATCCCACATCAAGGGCGGATTCCAATTGGTCTTTGTATTGTCCAACGTACTTCCAAACCCTTTGTGAAAGGTTCATTCCCTCGACCTTGCGTTGTTGGAACGTCTGCAATGCTTCCAAGTTGCGGTCTTGCATCTTTCGCAAACGTGCCTTGCTTACCTTGGACGTGTCCATTATGGATTCAATGAAGCCATCGTTCTTGTCGCAAGCGAACAACCATTGTTTCTTCGACCCGGTTTCAACAACTGTTATCATTCGGCTTGCAAGTTGCTTGGTTACATCTTGCATCACCGACTTAACACCGGGGTAATCATCGAAAGAAAAGGGCTTTTCGGGGTCGTATGTGCCTTTTGCCGCCGCCCTTGTTATCTCGGCGGTGGCACGGTCAAATAAGGCTTCAACGGCTTGCGTGTATTGCTCCGTTTGCCTGTAATGTGCGGCATCGTATGATTGAATCGAAAACCGCGTTGTTTTCTGCCTTTTCTTTGCCATACAATCAACTTTCTTTCGGTCTTATCTTGAAGTGTTCACACGCGGGGTCGGACAAGAACTTGCACCATCTGCCAAAATCGGTCTTTGCATCAAGATTGCAACGGCACAATATCAAATGCCCGTCGTGTGCCTTGTCGTGCCAATCGTATGAATTGGCGCAATCACGGCATCGGAACTTGACTTCTTCTTTAATCTTCTTCTTTGCCATAATAAGTTCCCTTTGAGGTTACGAACTGACCGTGTTTCATTCGGTCAAACGTGGGTTTATCAACGTGGCAACGGCGGACACCGCACGAATCAGCCACCCACACAATCCATTGGTCGGGAACACGTCTTGTTTGTGGCATCTTCAACACAACATTGTATTGGGTGGTGGTATGTGCCGGGACAAATGCTTTCCCGACAACATACCCACTTACCGGGCTTTCCTTGCAGCTTGCAAGACAAAGCACCATCAGGATTGCAAACAAGACCTTACGCATCGCCATCAATTTGAGGTTCGCCAATGATGAACGAATTTTCGCTTGCGTGCTGCTCCTTGATTTTCGCCATCGTACCTTGCACGTCCTTTGAAATGCCCGCACGTTCCACCGATTCTTCTTGCGAAATTACGGGTTTGTTGCCGTTGGCGGTAAGCCAATAATTCAGTTCGTCAAGTTCGTTGGTAAGCATATATGGCACAAGTTCGGGTTCAATCACGATGGTTTCGCAATCCTTTTCCAAAGCTGTGTTCATCTTGCCGATGTATGCCAATATGACATTCACGCGGCGTT